AAAATCATTGTCCGTCGTTCCGAAGTTTCGATGTTCGCAGCAGCGCCAGGTGTGGGTAAATCAACTTTAGCATTAGCATTAGCACTTAAAATGAAAGTGCCGACGTTGTATATATCGGCAGATACTAACGCTCATACGATGGCTATGCGATTAGCATCTATGATTTCGGGTAAGAGTCAGTCAGATGTAGAAGGAATGTTATCATCTGATGTAGGTTGGACTAAGGCTACTCTTTCAAAGAGTAATCATATTGTTTGGTCATTTGAATCTGCGCCAACGCTTCAAGATATTGATGAAGAGGTGCAGGCATTTGAGGAACTATGGGGTTGCCCACCAGTTCTAATTGTAGTAGATAATTTAATGGACGTAGCCACCGATGGTGGTGAAGAGTTCGCTTCTATGCGAGCCATCATGAAGGAGTTAAAGTATCTTGCTCGTGCAACTAATGCTGCTGTTGTTGTGCTTCATCATACTAGTGAAGCAGTTACAGGTTCTCCGTGTCAACCGCGAAGTGCTATTCAGGGCAAGGTTGCACAACTACCTGCTCTCATCTGCACTCTCGGAGTTGTTGGGACCTCAATGGGTGTCGCGCCAGTTAAAAACAGATACGGAAGAGCAGACGCAGGAGGAGGTCTCATGACATGGATTGCCTTTAACCCTGAGTATATGTTCGTTGACGATATCCCAGAGAATCACTAATGCAAAAAGATATCGGAAGATATACAGTAACTGTTTCGTTAAACACTAGGTATTGTTTTGGTATAGGGTTTGAAAGATATCCTATCATAGAATGGGCGGAAGAAGAAGTGGCAACAGTTACTGCTTGGGTTACTAGACTCGACTTCTTATTCTTCTTCATTAACTTTGCTAAGTATCCTAAGGTGGCATGGCGTGAGTAGTTATGGTAAACGCAAGGGTGCGACCTTTGAAACTTCAGTAATGAAATGGTTAAGGTCTAAGAAAGTATTTGCTGAACGCTTAACTAAAGCAGGTGCTAAAGATGAAGGCGACATAGTTGCTATGGTTGCTGGACAAACTTATATCTTTGAATTAAAAGCAACAAAGAAGATTGACTTACCTAAGTTCTGGGCAGAAGCCACAGTCGAAGCAGAGAACTATGCTAAGGCTAGAGGCTTAGATGAAATTCCACCTAGGTATGTTATAATTAAAAGACGCATGGCTGGTATAGATAAAGCCTGGGTAGTAGAGAATTTGGAGCAATGGATTGAGAGGAACTGTGAATGACTTACCGAGCATTAGAGAAATACTTATCCACTATGGAGCGAGTGTACGTCAAGGTCATGGGCAAGTCAATCTCAAGTGTCCTTTTCATGGTGACACGCACCAAAGTGGGAGTGCGAATCTTGATGAGAATATTTTCATCTGCTTTGCTTGTGGAGTCCAGGGCAATTCGTTACAAATCGTTGCGCAACAAGAAAGGGTAGACATCCGTGAAGCAAAAGGAATCGCAGAAAGAATTGCTGGGACAAGCAACTCAGAAGTACGCGGCAAACATTTATCAGGCAGAAGCCTACCTAAAAAGTCGCGGTATAACAATGGAAGCAGCACGGTTGGCTCGATTAGGCGTAGTCGCGGAGCCTGAGGTTGGACATGAAGCATTCACAGGACGACTATCCATACCGTATATTACCAAGAGTGGCGTTGTCGATTTGCGTTTTCGCTCTCTTAATCCTGCTGTTGAACCTAAGTACATGGGAATGACTGGCTCAGATACCAAGATGTATAATGTTTTAGATATAGAAAAAGCAGGAGATTACATTGGTATATGTGAGGGTGAGATAGATACAATTACTATGTCATCACTAGTGGGTATACCATGTGTTGGTGTGCCTGGTGCTAACAGTTGGAAGAAGCATTATACTAGATTGCTTGCTGACTTTGAGAGAGTGTTTGTCTTCGCTGATGGAGACCAACCAGGAAAAGAATTCGCTACATCACTAGCAAGAGAGTTACCAATTACTATTATACAACTACCTGATGGGCAAGATGTGAACTCTATGTTCGTACAAGAAGGTTCACAATACTTCCTTCAGAAGGTGGGAGTGAATGACTAGGAAAAAGATTCCACCATGTCCCGAATGTGGTGAACACTTTGAAAATGCTTTTGATGCAACCGACCATCTGTTAGAAGATGACGAAGAGTTTGACCCAGCATTGGTGCTACCAAATGGGTATAGACTAATGATTGGTTCTTTGCTTAGATGTATATACAGATACGCTGATAGCCCTGAGAACATTAAGGGAATAGCAGAGTCTACCTATATGACATTGTTTACGGCAGAGACACAACCTAATGTAGTGGCAGGTATAATCGAAGATATGATAGTTGACACACAGATGACGGACTTAGATGAAGAACTTAAAAAACTACTTGAAAGAGGGGAGTGACGAATGGCAAATCATACAACACTTAATAAACCAAGGGTTCAAGATAACGGACATAACTCTAAACCAATCGGAACTAGAAGTGAAGATATCAGTTCCGCTTTTGAAAGAGATGTAGATAAAGCATTCAGAGAACTAGAAAAACTATTGCTATCAAAGCATAGGGACTATGGTCCACGCAATATTGCTGACGCACCTGGCGGTGCAATCAATGGTCTTCGTGTTAGGATGCATGATAAACTAGCACGGATAAATAACTTAGTTGATAACAATAAAAATCCAGAGCACGAATCACTTGAAGATTCCTTCAAGGATATGGCTAACTATGCAATCATTGGACTGCTAGTTCTGAGAGATAAATGGGATAAGTAAATGAAAGTTATAGTCTGCGTATCAGATTTGCAAGTGCCTTACCATGATAGGAAGGCAGTCTCTGTCCTTTCCCGTTTCATTAAGTCTTATAAACCTGATGAAGTAGTATCAGTCGGAGATGAAATGGATATGCAGACCATTTCTAAATGGAGTAAGGGAACTGATTTAGAACACGAGAAGTCTATCGGTAAAGATAGAGATGAAACATATCGTGTGTTAGAATCATTAAAGATTAAACATATGATTCGTAGTAATCATACGGATAGATTATTTAATACTATTAAGATGAGAGCACCTGGACTCGCAGGACTACCTGAATTAGAGTTAAAGAACTTCTTGAAACTTGATGACTTAGGTATTACCTATCATGAAAAACCATACGAACTAGCACCTAATTGGTTGTTGCTACATGGTGATGAGGGCAATGTCCAGCCTACTGCTGGTGCTACCGCTCTTGGATTAGCCAAGCGTGCTGGTATGTCAGTAGTCTGTGGTCATACGCACCGCATGGGTCTCACACATTATACACAGTCATACTTCGGTGGTCATCCAAAGACTTTATGGGGTATGGAAGTCGGCTGCTTAATGGACTTTAAGTTCGCTAAGTATGTAAAGGGTGGGCTATTCACATGGCACAAGGGCTTTGGTGTCTTGTATGTAGATGGAAATAAAGTTATACCACATCTCGTTCCAGTAAATATGGACGGGTCATTTGTATTTGATGGAAAGGTTTGGAAATAATTTAATATGGATTGGCAACGCATTGAGAAGTGGGACTATGTAGTGGTCGCTGTCGCCTCTGAATACCATAAGAAGTTTACTATGGTAGAGATGGAAGACATTAAACAATCACTGTATCAATGGTTCGTTGAGCATCCAAATAAACTTGATGAATGGGAAGCGATAGGTGAGAAGGATGCTAAGAACTTAATCTATCGTTCACTTAGAAATCAAGCATTAGATTATTGTCAGCGTTGGAAAGCCAAGTCAGTTGGCTATGATGTTGCTGACTTACATTACTATGAGCCAGTAATTGTTGAGGCTATCTTACCAGGAGTATTGCGTGGTGAGTATGGTGTAAGTCACAAGTTAAATCTAGGTGGAACTAATCGTCCACAAGCACCAGCCGAAGGCGGTAACTTAAATGTAATGATGTTTGAGATTGACTCTGCGTATTACAAGTTAAGTAAAGAGGATAGAAAATTACTATTCTTGCGACACGCAGAGTCTCTCGACTTCAAGGAGATAGCGAACTTCCTTGAATTGTTTAGCGAGGATACTGCTCGGATGAGACACAAGCGAGCAGTTAAAAGATTAATAAATAAGATAGGTGGGTTCAGACCATATCTTGAAGAAGACTCACCCGATAAAGAGAAGTCCGAAGTAGACGAAGTAGAAGAAACTAATCACGCCGCCAATGAACATGAGTGGCACGATGATAGGGGCGAGGAAGATAAGCAAGT